CGGTACATCAGAGGAAACCAGTTACGAGGGCTACAACATCCTCGGGGCAATCATCGATGAGATGGACTCGCACAAGATCACCGAGCGAAAGGACTACGGGGAGGCCGGATTCGACACCATTCACAACCGCATGAATTCGCGCTTCGATGACCGTGGATTCATTCTGCTGATCGGGCAGTTGAAGTCACAGACCGGATTCGCTCAACGGAAATGGGACGAGCTCAAAGAAAAGGGCCACCTGGTCCACCGCATGACGATCTGGGAGTCTCGAGGCTGGGACTACTACAAGAACAGCCAGCGAGGCACGAAGTTCGGCGTTGACGAAGATGGTGAGGCCAAGCACTTCTACTACGACACGCAAAGACTCGAGGTGGTGCCGGCCCAGGTCGTCAAGTGGGGGCAGCGCGAGGCTGACGACGACAACCTCCTGAGGATTCCGCTGGTTTACCAGGACCAGTTCGCGACCAATGGACCCAAGGCTCTCAAAGACCTGGCCGGACTACCACCGCTTGTCGGGGATCCGTTCATCCCGTCGGCCAGTAAGGTGCGCGACGCCTGCCAGCGCTGGAGCGAGCTCCACCCCGGCGCCGAGCCGCCCATGACTCGCGAGGGTCGAGTCAGTGAGCACTTCAGGGCGCCAAACACGATCAAGCGCGTCATGCATATCGATATGGGCCTGTCCGGTAACGGGGACGCACTCGGCATGGCGATGGGTCACGTCTCAGGCGTCGCTGAGGTCGACGGCGAGTACAAGGCAATGATCGAGTTCGACCTGCTGCGTCAATGGACGGTGAAGCCCGGACGACACATCGAGCTGGCCCAGGTAAGGCACTTCATCTACCACCTGATCAGCGACCTGAGATTCAAGATCGCGCTCGTGACCTTCGACGGCTTCGAGAACACCGACTTTACGCAGCAATTGAACCGAAAGAGAATCGCGACCGACATCCTGTCAGTAGACAGGAGCTACGCGCCCTACCACGACCTTCGGGAGGCCATCTACGAGAACCGAATCTGTTGGCCCACTTACGAGGTCCGCTCTCGCAGGAATCAGAGCGAGTTCATTGACCTCGCATTTTCGGAACTGACTCAATTGGTGGACGACGGCAGGAAGGTGGATCACACTGCCTCCAGCACGAAAGACCTGGCCGACGCAATGGCCGGCGTAACACACACGTTAATGACCAATCCCTCGCTGCACAGGCGTGGCGCTAGACGCCCCTCGCCTCAAGGCCAGACTTTGGTAGGTGCCGGCGCTTCGTCATACAGGTCGTTCACAGACCATCCCGCTTACACAGGACTCCGCGACGAATCACTCCTCTCGGGCCCGAGAAACCGGAACATTTAGATGACCAGACATAAGGGCGTCAAGCTCGATCCAATCAGCGATGGCCGAGGGGCGGTGAAGGCTTTCCGTAGGTCCGACCCACCACAGACCCGTGAGGGCGGATATGGAGAGTGGGGCGGCCCACGTACGGCGGCAGACATCGCGAAACTGCAGCTACCTGGTGGCGCCTTCCTGGAGTTCAACCTGTCGAACTTGACGACAGCGGACTACAGGGCGATGAAGGACCACTACCAGATCTCAATGAACCTCAACGTGCTCGCCGTCAGCTTGCATCAGATCAATTGGCGAGTAACCGGAGGCTCCACTCGAGCGCGCAACTTCGCCGAAGACAGCCTGAATGCCATTTGGACCGAACTGGTCTTGGCCGCCACTCAAGCCTACTGGTGCGGCTACTCCCCCATGATCCTGCAATGGGAGAACGACGTCCCGGATCGCCGAGTTCGCCTGAACAAGGTCAAGGACGCCATCCCCGAGCACAGCGCGATCGAATGGAAGGAGGTTGTCAGGAATCGCAACGTCGATGAGGGCAACGTCAACGTCGTGCACAAGACCAAGATCTACAACGGCATACGCCAGAAGGGCCAGCCAGGTTACATCCCTGCGGAATCAACGCTTTGGTATCCGGTGCTGATGGAGAACGGCAACATGTATGGCCGGCAACTACTGAAGTCGGCATTCATGCCCTGGTTCGAAAGCCAGCTCTACCACCTGTACCAACGCAGGTACCATGAGCGGTTCAGTCAGCCACTGGTGGTTGGCCGCGCCCCGTTCGATGACGTGCGCGAGGACGAGCACGGCAATCAGATGACTGGCCAGCAGGTCATGAACAACATCGTGACCCAGTTCCGCAACAACAGCTCGATCACGCTTCCCTCTGAGCGAACAATGAATGGCTCCGGGGACAAGCACGACTTCGAATACACGCTGGACCTACTTGAGTCCCAGATGCGAGGAGCGGACTTCGACCGAGCCCTCACTCGTTGCGACGAAGAGATGTCGCTCGCCCTATTCACGCCGATCCTCCTGTTCCGCACGGCGGATGTTGGCTCATACTCGCTAGGCCAGGCGCACGAGAACATCTTCTACCACATGGTCAACCTGCTCGTGGAAGACTTTGCCCGCTACGTGAACAAATACCTCATGCCGCGGCTGATTGGATACAACTTCAGCCAAGAAATGGCGCGCACAATGCGCTTCGAGCACCGCAAGCTCGGCGTCGATAAGCACGAGACCCTGCGAGCCATGGCACAGGCGATGCTCAATGGCGGCCTGGCCAAGCCCGACTTGCGGGACTTCGGAGATGCACTTGGCATGTCGTGGGAGGCAATTCAGCAAGTAGAAGAGTCCGGTCCTGGCGCCCCGAACGCCCCGACGTCCAGCAGCTCGCCGTCAGAAAACACCCAGAGGGAAGTGGCCAACCTCTCCCGCAAGGCCAGCGAGCGAATCCTGGGCCAGCTTCGCAATAGCCGCGATCCGTCCACGGAGCAATTTGAGATCGGATTCCGGTCCAAAATGCGCAAAGTCCTTGAATCCGAAGGCCATTCCCAGGAGCTCGCTCAACGGCGCGTTGACGCGGCGTACGCTTCCGCCACCGAATGGCTGCAGTCGAATATTGGCACTGCGGAGAACCCTGAGTCTTTCGCGATGGACCTTGAACTTCAAATGATGACGGAGATGAACGTTGCCCTCCACGGGTCTTGATCTCCGATGCGACTGCAGGAAGGCCACGCTGTTAGGTGTATTCCAGGTCGAAGATTCGGGCGACGTGTACCTCCACATCAAGTCTTGGCGGGGTGAGAAGATCTTGGTGAACGCCAAGATTTACGGCAAGGTGTCGGTCTGGTGCAGGAACTGCCAGCGCTACACCACAGTAAACCCCAGGCGAACCGCCAAGCAAGAAATTCAAGGTCATTGATTTACTGACCTGAGATTCGCTCTTACCTTCGGCGTCCGTGAGCACCAACTTGTTCAGCATCGACACCGATGCTCGCCCACGCACAGAGCGCAATGACGACGGCACCGCCGTTCTCACTCGCCTGCCCGTGTTCAAGACCGGTGAGTTCACTTCCAACAACGGAAAACGGAAAAAGTACACCTCCGGTGACTTGCAGGCCATTGCCTCGAACTTCAAGACGCTCAAGGAAGGCGTACTTCCCAACGTCCCAGTCCGGGCAAACCACGGCCAGTCCGTAAACGAGATCGTCGGCTACCACGATCGCCTCTATGTCGAAGGCGACGTCCTCTATGCGGACATCACCTTCACCGAGCCCGAAGCAGCGGGCAAGTGGGATCGAGGAACGTATCGAAATCGATCCAGCGAAATCGGCGCCTACACCACGAATGAGGGCGAAGAGTTCGACCTCGCGTTTGTCGGCATGGCCTTCGTGGACCTCCCGGCAGTGGAGGGCCTCGACAACCACTACTCACTCGCACGAGACACAGGAGACACAGTGTTCACTCAAGAAGATCTTGACGCCGCTCGGAAGGAGGGCGTTGACGAGGGCTACAAGTCTGGCCACACGGCCGGCCTCGCCGAGGGCGCAGCTACCGCCGCCTCAGCATTCTCCGCCCCGCAGGGCGCTGTCACAAAGTTCAGCCTGAATGGCTCCGAAACCGACAACGCCGAAGAGATCCAGGCGCACATCGCCGGACTCGAAGAAACGGTCGCCAAGTTCAGCCAAGACGAGCGCCGACGCTACGTCGAGGGCCTCGCCGAGGACAACAAGATCCTCGCGTCCAAGGTCGATGAGACCGTTGAACTTGTTTCGAAGTTCGACGCAGCAGGCTTTGAAAACTTCAAGGCCATTTACTCGAACTCCGTTGAACTTCCGCAGTTCCAGAGCGGTGACACGGGCAACGAGGGCGGTGGCTCCACCGAGACCAAGTTGACCGAAATGGACCGCCATCTCGCGGTCGTGGACAACTTCCGCAAGGCCGGACTGACCGAAGCGCAGATCGAGCAATCCAGCGCCTACCAGAAGATCCAACGACTCAAGGCACAGGAGGCCTAACCAATGAGCGCAACCTTTGACCCAGGCCCCAACTTCCACGAGATCGGCCCACGCAATCGACAGTGGATTCGCAACATCCGAGGTCAGGCGTACGCCACCGAGCCCTACATGTTCGTCGCATCCACCGCACCCGAGGATTCCTGGAACGGCAACGCTGCAGTCAAGTACCTCGAGCCAGGCACCGTAGTCGCCGCCCTCACTGATGGCAGCGGCATCGGCCCGTTCGACACCACGGCCACCGATGGCCGCGGGGACGTCGCCAACATCGTTGGCATCTGCAACACCTTCCTGCCCGACGAGTTGAACAAGGGCAACCACACCGTTGGCGTCGTGACCGCAAATGTCACCGCTTACGAGTCCGTCGTCATTGAACATAATGCCGGCGCTCCCATCCCAGTCACCGCAACGACCATGGACGCACTCCGCACCCGGTCGCTCGACATCCTCTTCACCGCTTAACGGAGGCTTGAATCACAATGCTTGATCAGCAACAAATGCACGAAAAAGAGGTCGCACTCGGCACTGTGCGCGACCTTCCCGTCGATCAACGCTTCCTCTGGCCTCGGTTCGCACCGTTGCTCGACAAGCCTGCCGACGAGTTCACCTTCCAGGTTGAAGTCCACGGCAGCGACCTCATGGCCCCCGCCGCAGACGAGAGTGCTGAGTCGGAGACCTATGAGGACGACACGTTCTTCGGCGAAGGCCGCGGATCGGTCATCGACTGGCGAATCAACAACCGCACCAAGCCAAGCGACGTCAACAACGCTCGATTGCTCGAACAGGCAATGGCCCAGTACCGCTCGACCGGTGCCGTCATTCCCACCCAGTTTCAGGCGCAGGCACAGCAGTACAGCACGAAGTTGACTCGAGACGCCATCAAGCGGCGACAGATGCTCGATTTCCGCCTCGAATGGATGTTCACGCAGGGTCTGTCCACTGGTGCCATCAACTACGACAACGGCAAGGGATTCCGGTTCCAGACCCCGTTCGGCCTTCCCGTCGACCAACTCAACCAGGCCCCGGCATCCACCGTGCTCTGGGACGCTGGAGTTGACCATGACCCGATTGGCGACATTGACGCCATTCAGGAGTTCATGAACGACACCTATGACATCAGTGTCGACACCATGATCATCTCGCCGAAGGCGCTTCGCAAGATGGTTCGGTCGAAGTTCTTCTACCCACGCACCGGGCTTGCGATTCCAGCAGGAATCGGACCACGGGATATGGGTTACATCAACCCGAACTTCGGCGAGCAAGAGGCCGTCAACATCATCACTCAGGCGACCGGGATTCGCAACGTTGTGGTCTACGACGCCAAGCGTCGAGTCAAGGCCCTCGGAGCGAACTCTCGCCCGACCATGGAACGCTTCATCCCTGAAGGCCAGGTCATCTTCCTGCCATCGATCGAGGCTGCCGGCGACCTGCTTGGCACCGAGATCGGATTCGCCAAGACCATCACCACGCCACACCCTGAAGGCAACTGGAGCTCCGGCTTCTACACCTTCGAGGAAGAGGGCACTGACCCTTGGGGCGTCAAGCACGGCACCGGCATCAAGGCCATGTGCATCTTCCCAGCAATCTGGCTCAGCTACTCGCTGCAAGTCTTCTAAACGGAGGTAACCGAAAATGGCTAAGAAAACCGAAGAGGCCAAGCCTGAAGAGGTCAAGCCTGAAGAGGCCAAGCCTGAAGAGGCCAAGCCTGACGCAGTCCCCGAGGGGCTTGCCGTGCCAGTCCAGGCGCTTCGCGGCGAGATCGCTCTCGGCAAGACCGTCATCGAGCACTGCCATGGTGACGTCGAGGCATCCCGTAAGGCCGCTGCCGACAAGTCGTAGGTAGGCCGCAATGGCCACCTCATACGTGGAAGGGGAAGCCGATCTTCTGATCGGTGACCTCGTCCTGTCCAGCAAGATTGACGTCCAGCTCTACATCACCGCTGCGGCGGAAGAGATGGAGACGTGGCTGTCCAAGTGCTATGTGGTGCCGCTACCCAGCGACCCCGAGGACAATGGCGACAAGTCAACCTTGCGCTACATCCACCAGCACCTGGCCACGTCCAAGCTGCTCTTTGGACTGACTGGTGCCATCGGGCGTGAGGGCCTCAATGAGACTGCCGGCTACCTGGCCAAGATGGCCAAGGAGAAGGCGGAATCGATCTGCGGACCCACGGCAACGACATCACTCGTCAGCGTAGAGCGGCGCATCACTGCTGCTGAAGTGGGCCCAGGATCGGTCTCCGGCTCAACTCTACCCAGGATCAACAACATCGACAGCGAGTCTGCAGCCAATGCGTTCGACGCGTTCACCCGTGGCACTCGCACTCGCTCCGTCTTCCCCGGCGACCTGTCGTGACGGTCAGTTTCTCGATAGAGAACCCGGACCAGTGGCAGAGGGTTATCAACGACACGTCCCTCCCGCTGCGGGCCGAGCCAATCAAGGATTTTCTTGACGGCGAGGTAGCGGAGCACCTGATGGAACGCGCATCCGCTCGATTCAGGAATCAGGGAGCCGAAACAAGCGGATGGGCGCCGCTCGCCAAGATGACTGTAGAGCTTCGAGGTTCGTCCCAGCCGATACTGGACCACACGGGAAAGATGAGGGCGTGGCTGACTGGCGGCACCACGCCGCGCTCCAAGCGGGACGACGAGGGCTACACGCTCCACTTCCCCGGCAAAGGCACCTCGGAAATGGAGGAGAAGTTCGCCGCGGCGCAAAAAGGCGCCCGATTCCCGCCGACGCCAGCGCGTCCGGTGGCCTTCCTCTCTGCCGGCGACGACGACATCATCACCGCCCTCTTCCGTGACATGGTCCAGGACCACTGGACCGCCTCGGGGGTGCAATAAATGGCTGACACCTACGACACCTCCATACCCACCAAGATCATTGAAATCCTGAAGCCCAAGATCGCCTGCATTCGCGGCGTTGAGGCCGTGCTGGCGCGCGAACCCAATCCAAATGACCCGACTTGTTCGGCCTACATCGTGCCGGGTATGCGCCGGATTCATGACAAGTGCATTGGGCATAACGCGCCCAACAGGTTCAATCAGATGATCTCCGTTCTGGTCATCTATAAGGCATCGGATCAGGAAGATGGCCAGCTGATGATCTCCGGGATTACAGAGAATTTGTGGTCATTGATTTACTTCGACGAAGAGCTAGGTCAATCTCTCGGTCAGTTGGAATTTCCAACCCTGAACAAAATCACCCGCTTGCACAAGTCCGAAGTGCTCAGTCAGAACTACTCACCCCAAGTGAGCTTCCAGGAGTACTTCGTTTCCATGTCCAGCACAAATTTACAGTTCGACATTTCGGTGTCGTAGAGGACTAAGGCAGATACCCAAAAATGGCAAAGTCAGACGACCTGAAGAAAGAGTTCGCCGAACTTAAGGCGAAGACTGCAGAGGCGAATCGCAAGATGAACGCCCTTCTGCGTGAGGCCGAAGAGGCCAAGAAGGAGAAGGCTGCAGCCACCGACGTGCGTCGCCAGAAAGCGAAGCTCGAGAAGGCCGAGGCCAACCTCAAGGCAGTCGAAGAGTCCACTGGACTGAAGGCCGAAGATCCGGCCCTAGCGGCGCCCGAGGCGCCACCGGCAGTTGAAACCACGGCGAGCCCTGCCACGCCACCCCCCGCTCCCGCCGACTCAAAGCTCGGCTCGAACAAGAAGAAGGGCTAATCCATGGCTCAACAGCAATCACAGCTAGGCCAGGTTGGCTTCAAGACTCAGACCGCAATGGGCACCTACGCCGACCCCGGCGCAGCCGCCCCCAACAATGGCGTGTTCGCCCGCGTTAGCTCCGGCTCAATGGGCGGCTCGCGAGAACTCCTCGTCCCGGACCCCGAGATCGGCGGCACCCGAGACCAGACGGAAGCGTCGCTCGGCCCTATCGTGTTCGAGGGCGACTATGAGATGTACGCCCGCCTTGAGACGCTTCCAACGCTTCTTCGCGGCGCCCTTGGCGCGTCCGACGCCCCAGTGGACAACACGACCTACTACACGCATGTCATCCGACAGGCTGACGGCACCCAGGAGCTTCCCTGGATCTCCGTAGAAGAGGGCATCGGCCAGGACATGCTGAGCCTGCGCTACACGGACGCCCGAGTGAATACCTTCAGCCTCGAGGCAGACGCCGAGGGCTACCTGATGATGAATGCCGGCCTCGCCGCGATCACTTCGGAAGAGGGGCAGCCTCGTACCGACATCACTACAGCTCCGGGCAACACCTACGTTGACGTGTCGCCAATCATCGTCAGCTCCGAGATCACGGTCACCTATGGCGGCCTGTCGCTTTGCGCCAAGAGCTTCTCGCTGGAAATCAACAACAACCTTGAGACCGACGACTTCTGCCTTGGCAAGATCACGGTCGACACCTTCACCCCGAAGCGTCGCGAGCTCACCATGGGCCTCACCATCCGTCCCGAGGACGGCGATCTGTGGAAGCAGGCCATGTACGGCAGCTCCGCAGCTACCGTTCCCGGCACCGGTCAAGCCTTCCAGGATTCAGCCCAGGTGACTATCGAGACGCAGGCCCTGATCGACGGCACGAACCCGTACCGCATGGTCATCGACATTCCTGTCAGCTCGATCCAGCCTTTCGAGGTTGAGCCATCGGGTGACGACGTGATCGAGACCGACCTGGAGATCGTTGCTCTTCGTCCAGATCCCGCCGTGAACCTGATCGAAGTTTCGATCGACAACGGCTACGACACGATCCGGTAATGAAGGAAGCCGACCTCTAAGACCTCGCGCCCCCTTGGCAGGAATTTCCTCCTTTCGCCTGCCAGGGCGGGCGCGATTCATTCCACAAAAAAGAAGAGCACAGGAGGCTCGCACTGATGGAACCAAATGCCAACCCACCCCAAGACGCCGTGAAGAAGCGAAAGTCATTCTTCTCGGCCGGAGACACCCACCGCATCGAACTCGACGCCCAGTCATGGGTGGAAGTCAAGGAGATGAACGAGCTTGCTCGCCGCAAGTTCCAACATCAAACGACCAGCGAGGTCAAGCTCAAGGAGGACGGCGACAAAGCCTTCTCGATCGACCCCGGCGTAGAGCGCGAGGCGCTGATCAAGGCAAGCGTCGTCGGCTGGGATCTCGTCGACCTCGACGGCAAGCCCTTCCCGTACAGCCCGTCGAACCGCGACAAGCTCGCCAACGAATTCGACCCCGCCGCAATCGACATCATCGTTGAGGGCATTCGGGAGCACAACCCGTGGATGGCCGCCGAAGACGACGTGGAGACCCTGGACAAGGAGATCGAGTCCCTCCGCAAGCGCCGCGATCGCGCCATTGAGGCCCAAGAGGGAAACTAAGACTGTCCAGGCAGGCAGAGCTGTTCTTCAACGGCACTCTGCCTGCTGAAACGCCGGTCCATCCCCACCTGCAACTCTGGTCGATTTCAAACGTGATGTCCCAAGGACACGCAATGGAATGGCCGGACGGAGGCGGCGTTTACGACCAGGACCCAACTTTAGTGAACTCATGGATGGAAATTTTCCGAATCAAGGCTGACCATGAGAAGCGTGAAAGGGAGAAGCGAGAACGCAAGAGGAAACAGGGCAAGAAAAGATAGATGGACACCAGCCTCCGCATAGCGGTCAACGTGGCAAACAAGCAGGCCCTCGAGGCCCTGCGAGTTGTTGAGGCGCGCATCAAGCTGATTCGCACCACTGCCACCAAGACCGCCGCGACGCTTGGCGCCGTAACGAAGGCGCAAAAGTCCACCACCCGAGCAGTCCAGGCTTTCCAGAAGCAGATCGCGCAAACCCGCCAACAAAGCGCAGGCATTGACGACAGGTTCGACCGCGCCAACGCCCTGCGCGACCAATACCGAGCCGAATCAGCCCTGCGGGCCAAGGCCGAAGCCGAAGAACGGGCTTCCCTTACTCGCAGGGCTGAGGCCGTTAGGGCGTCACTAGCGGAACAGCGCGCCGCCAGAGTTCAAAGCGCCAACGAAGAGCGGGCAATTCGAGCCCGAGCAATCAGCGACGAGCGCAACGCACTAGGGGCCGAGCACGCGCTCCGCATGGCGCACTTCCGCCAGGTCCTCGCGGCCTCCCAAGCTGAGTCCGCACAGCGGGTTTCCGACTCGGCTACCACCCGTGCCGCAATTCAGCGAGACCTTATTGCAGTCCGGGCCACGTACGAAAAGATCTCCAACGACATCGAGCGCAACTCCCTGATGTCGGACTCGGGGTCGTCCCGAAACATCATCCGCGGACTCACCTCGATCGCAACCACCGCGAAGAACGTAACGTCGCCAGCCCTTCGAGGGATTGGAACGGCCTTCTCGACCTCCGCAACCTCCATTGGGCGTGCAGCGGCAGCGACACGAGCTCGCATCGCTGCCCTTGGGGCCAGCCTGCGTGGCCTGAGTGGCGGCCTCCTCGAAGCGGGTCGTCAGAGTCAATGGCTCGGCCGCCAGATCGAATTCCGCATCGGCCTGCCAATTCTTGCCGCCACTGCGGCCAGTGTGAAGTTCGCCAAGGACACCAACGCCGCCTGGACTCAGGTAGTCAAGGTCTACAACGGCGCCACGGGCGAGCTCGACCACCTCCGCAAGTCCGTGCGCCTGATGTCCGACGAGCTCGGCATCCACCAAGAAGAAGTCATCGGCGTAATGCAGGTCTGGGCGCAAACGGGCCGAGTCGGCATCGATTTGGCCAAGGTGACCGACCTGACCATGCGCGCAGCGGTCCTGGGAAACCTGGACTACCAGGAGTCCGCGCAGGGTCTCATCGTCATTCAGGACGCCTTCCAGCTCTCCACCAAGGAGCTGGACACCGTTCTAGCCAAGCTGAACCTGACTGAGAACCAGACGAAGGCCAACACAGAGGACCTCATCGAGGTCTTCCGCAAGGCGGGCGCCCAGGCCAACGTCGCTGGTGTCGACGTCGAGGAACTCGCCGGCATGACGGCCGCTCTCGTAAAGGGCTTTGGTACCGCCAGCGAAATCGGCACATCGCTGAACACGCTGATGCGAAACTGGTCCCGACTCACTCCCCAGATGGCCAAGGGCTTTAAGGCCATCGGCATCGACGTCCAGGACGCAACCTGGCGTACGGCCAGCTTTACCGACCAGCTTCGCCAGGTTGCAGATGCAACCAAGGGACTGTCGCCCGATGCAATGCGGGAAATCACGGCAGTGCTGGGTCAGCGCCACTCCAACAAGCTGATCGGCCTCCTGAACGACATCAACTCCGAGACCGGACGACTGGCGTTCACGGTGGACGAGCTGACTCGAAACTACAGCGACTTGTCTGCCGAGGAACTGAAGGTGGTCAAGTCCAATTCCGAGATGGCGGCCCAGCTGAAGCGAACCGGCTCGATCACCGCAGAGATGTACGCAGACGTCGCTCGCCAGGTGGAGCT